TCCTTTTTGCACTGGCATCCATACTGTGGGATCTGCAGTTCCCAATTGGCAAGCGACAGCGCGTCCACAACGGTACCGTTGTGCAATGGCGTCCAAGGGTTGCTGTGATAGACAAACTGAAAAGATGCGAACGTGACGACGGATCTTTGACCGCTCGAAACTAGATTGCGACCTGATAACTTCTTGCCGATGTCTGGATCGTTGCGATCAATCATATCAGTTCGATTGTGACAGCTGGGAGATTGAAACAAAACGATCCAACGCTAAAGGTCTGAAGTGCTCCGATCGTGCAAACGTAGTCCGAAATGTCGACTCTGCAATGAGCGCCGAAAGTGTTTGAGCTTATGAACTCAGGGCAATTGTACTGGATCTCTGGTGAAACCTCGTCAAAGCAGCATTCGCCAGTTGTGCATAACCCAGGCACCCCGCAATCGGAAAACGTGCCGTACATATCCGTGTAGTAATACACCCTGCCGCCTTCTGTATCGCAGTAACCGCAGGTAAATTGATCAAGGCCAGGCACGTTTTTGGTTGATCGTTCCACCAACTCATAGCATCCAGATGCTTCATCGAAAACGTATTCGTCACACGGAAAATCGATTCCGGTTTTTGTCTGGATTTCTGGACATCCAATAACGATTTCACATCCATCGTCGTATGGCGGAGGTCCAGGATTATTGCCGATAACCTGCTGGCAAAAATAGTCCATATCATCGCCGTTGTACGTTGGCAGATTTGGAACGCAATTATCAATCAATTCCAACCCGCATGGCTGGCCGATAACGAGACAACCGGTTTTGTCACCGCAGCAATTCACGGGAGGCAGGTCCGCATTGGTGATCGTCACTTGGCCCGTTGGCAGCGTGTCAAAAAGCTTAATTCGACTGATGATTTTTATGTCAGTCTGATTGCAAAACTGCCAAGGATCCTGATTCAGTACGTCAGTGCAATTATTGATCGTGCTTGCCTCTTGGTATGTGCTAGTTAGGCTGCACTCACCAGCGCGGTAGTTGCCTGTGCAAGTGTAGTCGATCGTAAATTGCGGGTATTGAGAAATGCCACCAGTCCAACCTAATGCGGTTTCGCATACCTCAAAAACGTAACTTGCCGCGACGTAGTATTTGCACGCTGGAGACTCCTGTCCGTCGCATTGCACGTTGATCTTCCCGACGTGAATTCTGATCGTTTTTAGCTTGTATCTTGCGATCCAGTAAATCTTGTCTGTTCGGTCGTAATCGACCAACTTAGTTTGCACTAGTTCGCATTTGCAATCTGCCGCTCCTGGTTCCTCAAGATAGCTTGGCTTCAGTTTGTAAAACTCGGCCTTGTAAGAGAAATCGAGATCCTGCGACGCCCAAACCCCGCAATGCTCGGTGTACTGTTGGCAAGCCAAATTGAAATCAGCGATAAAACAGCATGTGCCCTGGATAAAACTTGCCTCAGGATACTGCGGTTCTTCCGGCCCACCACCACCTCCACCAATGCCTTGGCCGACACCACCAAGCCCATCTCCAAGACCGCCCTCGCAATCGTCCAGAGGTGCGACGAGCTGCACCGCGGTGTACGGCATTTCCCCCGGTTCTAAGCAGCAATCGCAGCAGCATGTTCCCAATGTACCCATCTAGCAAATCTCCACAACGCCGATTTTGTTGCCGATGCGAAACGCTTTGCAGTAGGATCCATTGGCGATTGCTGACCCTGCATTTACTACCGAAGTCGTGTAAAGGTTCTGTAGTACGTTCGAATCGTCGATGTACTTAACTTGAACGGTTCCAGTTCCAAGCGTAGATCCTGCCCTAGCTGTTATCGTCGAGGTTGCAACAGCTATCCATGTTGCATTGTCGCTGATCGCATCGTTGCCCATCGAGCCGACCGACGATTGGCCCTTGATAAGCTTTAGTAGCTCTGTCGCATCGGATTGGTTAAATGCAACCAGCGTTTCATCTGCCATGCTTAGCTAGTCCTGATCCAAGAAAACGAAATCTCTTTTTTGACGCGAAACGATAGCTCCGATGGGCTTGCTGCTTTACCGCCTGATCCGTTCAACGCTCCGACCAGACCAAACGACTTTGTGTCATCCATGTACCGCTTCGTTAGTCCATCGGTATCGATAAAAAACGGCCCCATGTCGGCTCGCTTTTCATCGTGCGTGTCTGGATCATAGGTGATCCTATATCGTGCCCTCCAAGCAGAATAGCCAGCGTATGAGCCTAGTTCCGCTTCTTGAACCTCAACCAGTAACGTCCGAGCCGCGAATACCTGACCGATTGCGTCGAATGAGGTCGAATTGACAGAATCATTTCGATCGAGGAAATCTTTGATCTTGAGCGATGGATCCTCGAATTGCACAAACGAAAACTGACACAGCGTCGAAGTCGAAACCAATGGCGAATCAAATGGAGTGTTAGCACTGTTGACCGGGTATTTAGCCGGTGTCGATCGATCCTTGGAGATTACCCGCTCTTTGGTAGTAAATGAATCGATTCGAAAAACCGGAATCCAGCTTGTCGGGTTCGGGTTCTGTTCTTGATTCTGCTTTTGCTCTTCGGTTGCCGTCTGGAACCTAGCCGTAACATTCCAGTAGAGAGCGTGTTTTTCTTCGCGTTCGCAAGTTACCTCGTCGCATACCAAGCCAAGTTGCCCGAAAATCAATCCCGCCCTTGGCAATCCTGGCGTGTTGTATAAAACGTCGAATCGATCGCTTGTAACCTGATCGGTTTTCACTCTGTAGTTCCAGGTCTCACCAAGGATCAGTTGGAACCCTTCGCCCTTGCGAGCGAATCCTGAACCCTTGCGAAGTTCCGCACCGACCAATTCATTTGCCATTACCTAGCCCCCTTGAGTCTTGGAGCCTGCATAGCTAGCTCATTTGCTTTTCGAGTCTCTGTCAGCAAGTCGGCCTGCCATTTCTTACGCTCTGCTTTTTCAGCCGCGTCAGTTCGTTGCTGTAGCAAAAATGCCGCCGCCTCCTTAGAGCCTGCCCGCATCGCTGGAGCGATCGACTTAGCGATCGTCTCGTTAGGATCTCCAAAGCGTTCTTTGGCTTGCTGCTTGCGTTCTTGTTGTGTTGCAAATTCGCTTCGAGCAAAGATCGATTGCTCTGCCAACGCTGCCCGCTTTCGGATACCCTCTTTTTGCTTTTCGTTGTTGCCCGCTTCGGCTAGCTGTCGCTTAAACATCGCTTCAAGTTCCGCGTACTCTTTTCGCAATGCGTCCGATGCCAAGAAGTTCTGATCTTTCATCTCGGCAACACGTTTTTGGATTTCTAGCTCTTTGTTCGCTGCGTCGATAGCCGCCTGCGCTGCATTGAGTTCATTGAGCCTTCGCGTTTCATCCATCTCGATCAATGCTGCCCTAGCTTGTTGCCTTTCGCCCTCAGTCATGCCGAAAGTATCATCGAACAATTGAGCCTTTTTGAAGGCTTCTGTATCACCTCCAAAGCCTGCTTTGGTTCGCTCTTCGCTGATCTGTTTGATCCTAGAGTTAAACGCCGATCTTTCGGACTCGATCCGCTTGTTGTCGGCATCAACAGCCGCTTGCTGTGCTTTAGCTGCGCGTTCTTCGGCATCTGCTCGATCTTTGGCTAGCTTCGCTTTCTTCGCTTCATTGTCAGCCGCTAGTTTATCGAGACGTTCGGTCTCTTTTTTGATCTCGTTGGTCTTTTGTACTTCGCGATAATACTCGTTTGCTCGACCTGTCAATGTGAGCCACCAACCGCTGATCTTTTCGCCGGACTTTGGAACCTCATCGATCATAAACAGAGTAGCGTCTAAAGCCTTGTTGTAGCCAGGCTGTATTTCTTTTCCGATTGTCCCTAGAAAGTTTTGAAACGCTGTGTCTAGCTTCGCAATCTTTACCGCCGTAGTGCCCGCCATCTTTTCATTCATGCCGTAGAAGCGACCACCCTTTTCGGTTGCCGTTTCCATCGCCCTTGCAACCTCTTCAAAAGACACCTTGCCGTCTTCCATTCGCTTGCGAAGGCTGACCATCGATTCGCCGGTCGTCCGGCTAATTTCTTGCAACGGGTTGAATCCTGCATTAACCATCTGCAAGACTTCTTGACCCATCAAGCGACCATTGGCACGCACTTGGCCAAATGCCAAGGTAAGCGACTGCATTTTCTCGTTGTTGCCCATCGAGATTTCAGACAACTTGTTAAGCATTGGCGTGATTTCGCTGACAGTCATTCCATAGCCAAGCAGAACTTTAGCCGAGTCTTGGAACTGAGTTGCTGACAACGCCGATTTTTGATCTAGTTCGATGGTGGCCGCGATTAGCTTTTTGGCCGCTTGTTCGGATCCGGTAAGCACCTCCATTTGTGCCTGGATCTGTTCCCTGGCCATCGCGACTTTCAATCCTGCTTGGCCTAGATCCGCAATACCCTTGACGGCCCCTATTGCAAGCCCTGCAACGCCGATCCGACCTAATGCACCGGCTAGTCCATTGACGCTTTGCGTCGTTACGTCGACCTTTGCCCAGCCCTTAAATGGATCCGGGATTTCGGTTGCGACTTGTTGGCGTGACATGGCCGCCATGCTTTGAGACTTGGCCTTCGCCAGCTTCGCTTCTGCCATCGCTGCCTTTTCAGCGTAGATAGCCGCTACTCCATGCTTTTTGGCTAGCTGGTCGATCGCTGCATTGTAGGTTGCCGCGTCGATTCCGCCAGCCGCGAAAGCCTTATCGAGCAACGCAACATCTTTAGCCATCTTTTGGAATGGAGATTCAGCCGCTTTGATTGTCCGAGTCAAAGACGATAGCTCGCCCCGTGTGAACTGACCGCCCTTGCGAAGTTCATCGACATCCATTCCAACTTTGATATTTGCAATGTTGATCGTTTGAGGCACTATTTCGCTCCCATCATTGCCTTAAATTGGTTGGCTATCGCTTCGCTATTTTCGATGGCTTGCATGATCTCGCTTGCAACGCTCTTCCTTGGCCGTCTGTAGCGATCGGGCATCAAGTCCGATGCTTCAGGTGCATCGCTGCCAGCCTTCGCGTAGATGGGCAAATATAGGGCTTCTAGGATCTTCGCGGTTTGCATCCAAGATTCTCCGATCGGTTCGACCTGCTCCCACGCTAGCCACTGATTAAGCACGCCAGCCGGGAGCGAATCGAGCCATCCAAGCGGATCTACAATCCCCCATCGCTCGCAGAGCCTAAAGGCAGTCTTTAGCCTTCGGCTCCTTGAGATTTTTTTGCAAGGCTGTTTATCTCGCTTTCGTTGTAGTCCGAAAGATCCAAGCAAGCCTCATAAAGTGGAGCAATCAGCGACTTGGCCGAGTCGCGGATCTTCTCCCAGTTCTGCTTGATAACCTTTCCGTTTTCGTCAACGTCATCTTGCAGGATCTTTTCGCCGTTCTCATCGACAAGAGAATAAGCGACCATCAACGCCCGATGCCGTTCGATAGCCCATCGACGATCTTTCGTTTGCATCCTGATTTCCATCTCTGAAGCGTCAGCCTCGGAGATTTCACGGATGGTAAAAGTTTGATCGCCAATTGTGACATCCTTAGTGCGAAGTGGCCTTGATGCCATCGCCAAGAACGCTTCGCGCTTACTCATCGTCTTCGCTCTCCTCGGCGAGTGCTTTTTGCACTGCTTCGACGAATTGCCTTGAGAATTGCTCTGGACGCAAGACCTTGGTTTTCAATTTCAGCTTGTCTTCGACTTCAAGCTCTAGCCCTGCGATCGCATCATCGTTCAAGGCGTCATGCGGAAAGTTGAACAAGGCTTGAATCTGTTGGTTTTCGCCGTGGGGCAAGTATCCAACAAGTTCGCCATCGAAAAGCACCTGGAATTGCTTCAAAGCGATTTCGGAACCGGTATGATCGATTCCGATTTGCTGTTTCAAAGAAAACATTTAGTCCTCATTAAGCAGGTGTGAAAGTAATCGCGGTTGCCCCGTCGAATTGAAGGACATACTTGCCCTTCATAATAGTGCCCTTTTCTGCTTGTGGGAACTCAACTTCCTTGACGAAGGCGGTTCCCTGATAGGACCCTGCACCGGGCAGCGTGATTGTGACCGAGGTTCCCGCGTAGGGTTCGCTTGTTGGGATCATCGAGGTTGTGATAGGGACAGTGGCCCCTAGCCAATTGAACTCGACTTCAAGGTCAGGATTTTTTCGCAGGTCTCCCGGTCGCTCTTCTTCGTAACCGGAAGTCCCGAGATGCGAAATGTTGAGCGAATCAACACCGATCTTGATATTCCCGATTCGCGTTACCTGAGTGGTAACCAAACCAGTACCGGTAATGGTTGCTCCAAGTCCGGTTCGTGCTTTAGTCAACGCTGCCATATCTAGGGCTCCCCATAGTGAACCAAGAGGTCAAAACTCACGATGTACCGATGCTCTTGGTTTCCATCGGTCGGAGATTCTTGCATGTATTCATCGCCGGAATCGAAATCGACTCCATCGAGATCATAACCGCTAACAGTTCCACGAAACGAATCAATTCCAGTTTCGCGAATTGCCTTTTCGATTGCGTTGCATGTTGTTCGTGTCAATGCGTAGCATTCAAGCGTTACCCTAGCGTGTGCTGACTTGCCAACACCGCTTAGCATGTGGTCGCGTTGCGTTGATGTGACGTAATAAACAACAGCCGGCAGTTGAGCACCCTGTACCAACGCATCGGTATACATTCGCTGTCCGATGAGCGTTGATACCGTCGCGTAGGACAGAAGTTTCGTTCTGAGTGCTTCTCCGATCGCTGACAAGACTTATCGCTCCCCGCTTATGATGTAGATGGTTCGAGATGCCGCCTCAGTCGATCCGCTAACAATGCGAACATATCGCACCGATTCGAACACGTCAGGGTTTAGTGCAACATATCGACTAGACGCTACGGTTACGCTGTAAAGTGTTGATCCGTTGTAAAGGTCGTACCAAGTTGACCCATCGACAGAGGATTGAAACGTAAAACTAGTTCCCGTCAGGGTCGCTGGCGTTTGAATAGCAAGCGGAATTGTGCCCTGCAATTGCAAGCTAGTTGAAGTTGTCCCGCTTGATGGAATTGATACGGTATCGGTCAGTTTAAGATTTCTAGCCAAGTCGGAGCTCCTTGATTTCTTTTTGCAGCTGAGTCAGAAAAGCAGATTCGGCACTTGATTGCGACCGATCAAACGCTCGCACTACAGCCCGATCCTGTCTTGGAAAGTTCGCTGTGGTTGGCTTGCTGTTGGCGTTGCGAGTGTAGACAGTCCCCTTGCGACTTGTGGTCGTTATCACTTGCCCAGGCTTGCCCCAATGGTAGCGAGTGTACGAATCGCCCCTTTTGAACGGCATTACAAACTGCTGCTTGTTGCCCTTCGGGTAAGTCGCTCCGACCCAAACAACGATACCACTACGTCCAACCTTGTGGCTAAAATGATGCTTTGAATCGTTTTGGAATGCTGCGTTACTCTTGAATTTCTTTGACCATTTTTCGCGGGATCCTGATTCCCTCGATGATCTTGCAAGTGAACTTGCATTGGTTGCGATAGGCTTTCCAAACGCTCCAAGGCATCTACCTAGAGGCCCATTGCGAAGCGTTAAAGGGATATCCTCCACCGCTTTGATGAGTGCCCGATTGATTTCAATGCTTACGCTCATGACACCACCGCTGAACATACGAGTAGCATGTAACGCCGTTGGCCGTCAACCGGATTGATGCCTGTTATGCCGTAGGTTTCGCCATCGAAGACAACTTGCATTTTGGTCGTGTAGCCTGATCTATATCGAACGCGAAAAACTGCCCTGGTTCCCGCTTCGAGTTGCCGCCCACGCATCGACTCGAAACCATTTGTCGGTTGCCATTCGCAAGGCTCATTCGCAACATACGCCGACCATGTAACGATCGGTTGACCGGCTGAATCAAGCGTCTCTGCCGGTTGCTGGATCGTGCATCTGTGACGCATCGCACCTAGTCGCAAGTCCCTTGGTCGTCCGCTCATGGGTAAGTACCTCGCATGAACCGACGCACCAAAGCCTCGTAAGGTCTGAACGATTGGATTGCGTCAGACATCAGCATGTCGCGGTTCTCAAAGTAATGCCCGATCAACAACAGCATTGCCTGTTTAGCAACTGCCGGCACGCTCGCACCGTCTTGACTGTAACCGCACTTGTAATTGATTGACCAGGCATCCCATCGGTACGATGTGCCTGGTAGCACTTGCAGGTAGGCGATTCGGATATCGGATCCATGCAATTGGTAAATCGAGGGCGAAAGCGTTTGGAGCGTGTTCGACCCGTCGAAATATTGGATCGAGGTTATTGAGTGAATCGGGCTCTTTGGAAGACTGAAACCGTCCGTCCAATTTGCTACCCGCAAACGAAGCGTTTGGAAGCATGTAACGCCATCGATATCGTGCTCCCATTGCTCTCTGGCCGCTTGGATCAACGCCGACAGGTGCAAATCATGGCTTGTGTCGTTGCTTGCGATTTCCAGTTGCTTTTTCGCTTCGCTGAGCGTTATCGGCTCGGCTGTCGGCCCGCTCACTGTCTCTGGTAGCAACTTCACGGCACACACCTCTGGCGATCCAAAGTTCCGCTTGTCCATCGGGCACGTCTACCAGCCGACGTCCGACTGGTAGACCCTGCCAAGGTTTTAAAAGCTCAATGATCACTAGACCACCAAGCAGACATCGCCATCGGCAGTGGTTGCCGATGTGATCGGCGGGAACTTAGCCCGGCTGAGGACAGCGACAGCCGCGACAAATCCGCCTGAAGTTCCATCGCCGAAAGTAGCGACAAGCTTCAAAAACGGATCCTTGCCCCTCAGGTCGATCTGAAAGACGCAAGTCTGACCGTCATCGGTTGCCGATGGAAGGGCAAGCGTAGCACCGCCAAGACCTGATCCACCCGCAAAGGTAGCACCGGTAATATCGGCGTAAGATCCGCCGCTTGCAGAGCTGTTTTGCACCTTCAAAGCGGTCATCGCGATGTCGGTCGCACCGAGCTGCACGATGATCGTAGCGAAGTCGTATCCGCGACAATCGATCACGTCAGCCGTAGCCGAAGCGTTATCGAGAATGGCCGCTGGTTTGATCGCCGAAACAAATTTGCAATGTTGCAGTTCATTCATAGAATCACCTTCTTTCTTTGGTTGTGTGTTGATTAGGCGGCTGGGGTTTCAAGTCGGATCACTGGCCCCGCGTTGGTTGCGTCGCCGCGTTCATGGCAGTTGTAGTCCCATCGCATTGTCGAACGATGGGCGATCTGATCGAGCTCGAAGTAACGCGACCCGTCAACCGCAATGCTCAACCCGCGACGCATCCCCAAAGTCGAAGCCATTCCAAGATCGCCGAAGTAAGCAAACTTGGTCGATGCTGCGATCGTCTTTGGCAGTACTTGCGAATAGACGACAGGATAGCCCATGAACTGAAGGACTGGCCCATTGCCGAGGTCAACGTAATTATTGCCACCGGCAGCAAGTTGCAACCGAGCAAGAACATTCCAGAACACTGCTTTGTGAACGAACCAAACCGGATTCATTCCAGGATATTCGGGCAAAGCTCCGGCAGCGTCTTGGAAAACTGCGATAGTCAACCCAGCCGCAGTCACTTGACCAGCCGCAGCGGCTTTAACCGATCCGGGATTCAGGACATTTGCAAGACCTTGCACGCCGTGGTAGCTAGCTCCGCCATCGCCAAGGAATCCCGCTTGATCCGCTTTAAGAGCGTGAGCGCGAGCCATTGAGGTTGCAAGCATGTCAGCAATCGCGATAACCGAATCATCGTTTAGTTCAGTCGGAACGCGGGTAAGGGTTCCCCACTTTCTGGCAACCAGATTGACTGGGCTGAAGGTCGGATCACTTGCCGTAATTTCCTGCGACTCTCCGACCGCGTAAGCAATCACGTCCGACAGTTGACGCGGAACCGACAGCACATCCGACGACATCGGGTAATTTCGCGCGTAACGCGGAACGACGCCGTATGATTCGAACAGACTGATAACAGCCGTTTCGAACTCAGGCGGAACCAAAGCACCGCCTGTCAGGTCGTTGGATCCGCTCATTACGTTTTCGACGCCATGATCGACACACCACTGCTTGGCCTGCTGATTACCAAACAAGGTTGCCTGGATCCACTTGCCGGAGCGGTAGGCCTCGATTTCAGCGTCTTGACCCTTGAAGGCGTTAAGCACCTTCGTAGCCCTAGCCTTAGCGGGAATCTTGAATGACTTCACGTCACCGCTGGCTGGGTTGTCGGCAATCTTTTTGACTGTGTTGGATACCATAGCTTCGACGCGAAGGGCCCTTTCGCGATCCTTGGCAAGATTGGCAATCTGCCCTGCTTGCTTGTCGTCTCCGACGATCGCATCGATCTCGGATTGTTCTTCGGTCGTAAGATCGCGGTTATCCTCTTGGGCTACTGCCTGGATCGCTTGAACCTTGGCCTGTA